AAAAAATATATCGGTAATTACATTGCAATACCTACAAAATGATTGAACGAAGTGATTGATTTTGGTATTTACATTAAATAAAAAAGCCGACAACAGTACGTTGCCGGCTTACATTAGTATAGATATAAATTACATAAATGAACTTACAAGTCCTCCACTGAATGACTGAGATGCTGGGAAGTTATTCATTCCTAGCCACAACGTGTCCCATGCATCGGTGCCGTCGGTTCTGTTCTCGAGTAAGTCCTCGTCACTCTCGGCCAGTTTCTCACCACGCTTATCTTTCTTGAACCCTTCAGGTCCCTGGTAGATTCCTGTTTGCTCCATGGCTAGTATCAACGCTTCGTTGTTGTTCTTATTGATCATTGGGAATAATAGTTGCTTACCCTCAAAACTCTGACCTTTGAATGACATGTTGATCAGGTTGTGTTTCTCCATGTGTCCGATAGGTTTACCAATGTATATACCTTTGACTGTCCACTTGTTTGCTTTGAATGTATCAATGATAACATTAGCAAAGTCCTTATTATTAACTGCATAGTTACTGTTTAGTGCTGTTGAATCATAGTAATAAACGACTTCATGACACTTGTGTGGTTCATAGTACTTACAGAAGTCATTGACTAACTCTACCAACTTACGATTATACTTCACAAAGAATGATTTGATTGTCTTCATTCTTATCCCGGATTGTTGACCGGCTACCAACCAATTGATATTACCATTGTAATCGAATGCTATGCATATAGGCTTATTACTGTCTACATCACCATCCTGTAGACATGTCATGTTCTTCGCTTTACTAAAGTCATATTCAAGGTTCTGAAGGTATGAGTTATCGAATGCCGTGTAATAGTGATCGGCTTCTTTCATACAGTTGTAGAAGCCATCTTTTAGAAGTCCTACCTTCTTACAAAGTATTGATGTTTGAAATACTAGGGGCGGAAGGTCCCGCTTCATTTGCTTGATATAGTTTTCGCCCAGTACCTGAAGGTTCTCGATTGAACTAAACACATTGTAATCGACTGCAAGTTTCTGAAATTGAGCTAAATCACGGCATAATGTACGATAATAATCAAACAAATACGCTTTTGGTTGAATTCCTTTAGATTGGAATTCTTTCAATTTATTGAGTATTCTCCACTTTTCGTAGATTATTCCATCAATTTGTTCGATAAGTTCTGGATCGCATTTAGCTTCGTAATTCAGGAACCAACTCCCTTTTTTAGTCGTTGGCATGTCCGACACTATTAGCATACTATGGTGATACGGTAAATGACCAAAATGGGCAGTTGTTCCACCGTTAGCAGGAAAGGTTTCGTTATTCAGCTTTTCAAAGTTCAAAAATTTGGCTTCATCACAAATTAAAGAGTCAAAAGTTTGCGAATTGGACGAACCAACCACATCTTGAGAAATAATTGGAGAAATAGAACCATTATACCAACTAATGGTGTTATCATAGCTAGCCGGCTCTGTGATTGGCTTTGCAAAATGGAGAGACTTCTCCGGTTTTCGTCCGATTACGTAGTGAACATTCCGTTTGAATCCCCAGCTGTCGAATGCTTCCAATGTTCCGGGAAGAGTCCTGGTAAGTGCCTGTTGAAATGTACTGGCAATAATTCCGTGCTTCCCTCCTGGCATGCGTTGGATATTGCGCAAAAGAAAAGGTGCTACAATGCCGTGCGACTTGCCTAAACGACGCCCACCCACTACAACGACGGTATTGCACCCACGAAACATAACTTGTTGCTGAGCGGCATTAAAATAGACTTTTTGAGGTTCTTTATTTATCGGCATATTCTTCTAGTTTGGCAATATCAATTTCTTCGTAGGTTACATCCTCAATTTCATTCATGTATTTTTTCTTTAAATAAGAAATTCTTTCCCTTATATTCGGAATTCGCTTAATACCTAAAACCGTTGGGTCTTCTGTCGGCTCGAAATTTTGAGGAATGATTTCATCCCATGGCATTCGCTCAGCATCTTCCTTATCTAGCGTATTGTACTTTCCATAAGTGTTATTGCATTTGTCCATGGCTATAGGATCATTCTTTAGTTCAGCCATGCTGTAAGCTTTTTCATTCCTATAATTAAACCTGAATCGGTGCCAGTCTTTTGATTGCTTATTGATTGATCCAAGCAAATCTTTTATAAGCCGTAAATCCTCATACGCTGCGCTGCGTTCAATGCCAAATTGATTTTGGAGATGTAGAATTATTTCCCGGTCTTTTTTTGACGGAAAATCAAGCATAATCGTATAGCCTGAACGAATGCGAAGTAACTTATCACGTTGCTGTGGTGCCAGGTGCGAAAGTTTCGAAACATCATCATATAAGTGCTGTACGCAGATGTCGTAAGTATCTTTCTTAGCCATTTTCGCTTAGTTTTTGGTCGATAATGTATTTTTGCGTTAGTTCGATTGACAATGGTGATCCCAATTTTGCTAATTCAATTTCCTGCCGGTGAAGTTCCAGGGTAGTTCGTATTTTACTCAGGCGATAAGTTCTGTAAACATTATTTGAATTGTCGGAGATATCGCTTCGCAATTCATCTTCATCAATATTCAGTAGGATGGCGATATCGGTTATTGTCATCAATAATCCGGCATATTCATCAATTTTATTTAGTTGTTCCGCGCTGTATTCCATTTTCTATAATGCGTTGTATTTCAGTCTGTAATTTTTTATTGATTTCAGGATCCGTGGAAACAATTCCGCTCTCCTCGCGATTTCCACGGGTACAATTTTGACTACCGGTGATTGATACCTGGTAAGTGGAAGATTGAATCAAAACTACCTTTGCATGTGTTTTGGAAAAATGGATATCGCTGAATACATTTTGTGCAAATCGGATCAGATGCTGCGTTTTCTGGATCGCTTTAAAATCGAGTATCAGGGTAACTTTACCGATTAGCCCCATCTCCCTGAGTATCCATATTTTTCGGATAAATTCTTCGGAAATGCTGAATGTCATGATGGTGATATCGGATTTTCCGATTTGTTTCAATGTCCATTCAATCAAATCGTAAAGTTGAATTCCATGATTTAAATAAGCCCCGACATAATCGGGGCCTATAGGTTTCAATATGGCATCAACTTTATTCAACTGAGTTCATTTCTTGATCAATTGCTTTGTTGTACAAATCCTCTACTACTTCGGGAGTTAGTTCCAACCCTTTGAAATTACCTAGTGATGAAATTGTAGGAATGATTACTTCTTTAGTAATATCATTGTTCAACAGCGTTTTGATTTGGCTAATGACATTTTCTTCCGGAGTTTCTTCAGTTACTTCGTCTACCGGTTGTTTTTCTTCTTTTATTTCGGTAGTTGTAACTGCAGGTGAAATTACTTCTTGACCTTCAACAATTACTTGAGTACCGGCAGCCGGTTTATCTTCTAATTCTTTAGTTTCACCGATGATTAATCCTATTTCTTTCAAATCAGCAAGCTGATCATCGGAAAATGATACGCCACCAAGAATGCATTCGTTGTAACGATCCTGCATTTTATCCAGGATAAGTTTTGCTTTATCAGGATTACCATCAGCAATAAGTTTTGAAACGGTTTCTTTATTTATACTCAAAAATTTACGATTGGCAGAAACCCGTGAAGCGCTCAACAGTTCACCCGGTACTGGATTTTTAGTATCAGCAACAATCACCGGTGCATTCGGGTCAAAATTATCGTACTCATCCCAATTTGTCCGCAATTGTTTGTCAAGCTCAAGCAATTTTTTCAAGAATGGATATCGATCACATGCAGTTCCTGTTTCGTTCAACACTGTGAGGCGTGCATGAATGGCACGCATCTCCGGATAGATAGTTTGATTTTGGTCAAACTTATTTTGAATTTCTGGAGGAAGTGTATCATGATCAGCACGCTTTCCAACACTTTCTACCGGTTGCGTAGTTTCGTTTTTCACCACCTCTAAAGCCATTGCTTTTACAGTAGGTTCGTTGCAGTTCTGAACGTTATTTTCAGCAATTTTACCGAGTTCATACTCCACTTTCCCGAAATTATTTTTCTTAATAACGTGATCGTACAAAATTCGATTGCGATTTCCCTGAAGCATTAGCGTTGCGCCTTCTTCTATGGTTCTTTCGCTCGGGTCGGCGTTAAGCCAGGCGTTTACTTTTTCTACATACTCATTTGCCATTTTTGTTTATGTTTATGGGTTTATTTATTTTAAGCATTACGAAAGTAATTACGTGTAATTACTTTAAAAAAGACACAAAAAACCCTCACAATCTGCATTGTGAGGGTTTCAAAAATTTTCTGTGTCAGACGATTACACGTGGTAAGTAGCCGTTGTGTAAACACTATCAACCATACCCGCTTTCGTTGCCTTAGCAGTAATGATATGATCA